AGCCGGGGAGCTGTGGGTGCTGACGCACAATTCCGCCGAGGAAACGGAGGGCAAGAAGGATGGCTGAACTGAAACCGTGCCCGTTCTGCGGCGGTGAAGTTAGCATTGTTTTGTGCGATGACGAAGGGAATCTGCATGATGAGTCATATAGAGAACGTCCCTATAGTGGGCTTGGCTTTATGCTTCACCATGCTCACGAGGACAACCCGGAATGCCCGATTGCAAGCTATGAGTGCGATGGCGGGATTTTGGGTGGTGTGTATATTTACGACACGGAAGAACAAGCCGTTGAGGCATGGAACAGCAGGGTAAATGAGGAAAGAATGTTAGATTTTCCAGTAAAATACACCGAAATATGCGCGTTGTACCATTTTTGCGTCGATCTTGGAATCAAATGCACGATAGAGCGCCTGCACGACGGCTATGCAGTGCGTTTCCCGGACGGAAGTGACTTCGCACAGCATCATGGCACATATGGCGGGACGGAAGGATGCGTTGAACCGGCTATCGGGGACTCCGAATTTGACTATACTGCAGTCGGTTTGAACCTCGCGAAGGATCTCGTGAAGAAACACAAAGGCAAATTGGAGGCCGACCATGCCTGACAAATACATCAGCTGCGAGGCGGCACTTATGAAACTAATGCAGGACGGGTGCAGCGCAAAAAACTTGCAATCCATCTCGGATATGCCCGCCGCCGACGTTGCGGTGGTGCGACATGGGCGGTGGATTCACCATGAAGACGGTGTATTCACTTGTAGTGAATGCGGCAACGCAGAATCTAACGACAGCTATTATTGCAGACTATGCGGGGCGAAGATGGATGGAGCTGCCGAATGAGCGGACTGCGGTTTGAATCGATGGCGGACATGCCGCCGAGGATGCGGGAGGCTTACGCGCGGCAGATGCGCGACCTCTCAGGCGCTGCGGCGCCAGTTCCCCTTCACAAGGGGAGCCAGGGGAAGGCAAAGTATCACAACGAGCGGGCTGAGCGGAACGGGATCAAGTTTGACAGCCGGAAGCAGGCGCGGCGGTATGACGAGCTGATGGTGATGCTGCGGGCCGGGATCATCTCCGATCTGCGGCTGGAGCCGCAGTTTACCTTGCAGGAGAGCTACATCACCGAGGCCGGTGAGCGCATTCGCGCAGTGCGGTACACGGCGGACTTTTCCTACCGATTCGGCGGCAAGCTCGTCGTCGAGGACGTCAAGTCCAAGCCGACGCGGACAAAGGAATACCTGCGCAATAAAAAATTCATGCGCTCGAAATTCGGGGTAGAGATACAGGAGGTTTAATATGCCGGAAGAAAAAAACGAGGGCAGTCCGGGAATGCCGTGCGGCCTGCCGAAAAGCGGGAACGCCTGCATGAACCGCACGACGGCCTGCTGCCTGAAATGTGGCTGGAATCCGGATGAGCAGGTGCGGCGCAGGGCGCTGCCGCTCGTCAAGGGCGCGGACGGCCTGCGGCACAAGGATATCAGCACCAAGGAATAGGCAATCAGCCGGGGAACCATATTTTATCGGACTTATGCCGCAGCCGCTCCGCCATGAGACGGCTGCGGGAGGATCACCCCGGCTTTGCACCCGGCGCACGGAAAATCCCTCAAGCCCGTGCGCCGGGAAAGCGCGTGTGGAACGTGCGCGCGAACGGAACCCGTCAACGTTACCCAACACGGGGTATCGCATAGGCCCCGTGCATCGCTTGCCTCCTTTTTTATAAGCCGCCTGACGGCAGTCAAGGGTGGCTCGCCCGGAAATGCGCAGCGTAAGTCAAGCGAGCGCGGCGCGCCGGTGCGCAGGCGGTGAAAGTCCGTCCTGCCTACGGGGGCCGGAATACCGGCCCCCAGACGAAGGAGTGTGAAACTATGGGCAAATCCAACAAGGTCGCGTTGGTCTGCCAGGTCTGCGGGGCCACATTTTACAAAGTGCCGAGCGCAATCACGGTGGAGACAAGGTGCTGCTCGAAGGAGTGCCGCGGGAAAGTGCAGGCAGAAAGACTGGAGCAGCGCCGCCGGGAGCTTGCAAAGGAGCTGGAGGGCCTGCGCACCGAGAGCCCGGAAGGCGAAAAGCGCCTGCCGCACAGGCTCGTCCGAATCCGCATAACGGCCAAAGTCCCGGTATGGCCGGAATACCAGCCAAGGATCGGAGCCACATACCAAGCGGAGCGGTACCCAATGTTCAAAGCGCCGGGATATGTGATCGAGTCCGGCGGCAAAAGAATCAATATCCGCGCCAATGAGTGCGTGGAAGTGTGAAAGGAGCATTAAAATGGCAGAAATCATGGGAACTTTTGCGCGCGACCTCGACAATTTTGTCGCGTACTACGAAAAGCTGAATTGGGATACCAGCTTCCGGGGCGAGGCATACCCGCCGCGCATCGTCATGGAGCAGTCCACGCCGCCGCTTTTCATAGTGGAGGACGGCCAAAAGAAACTGGTGCCAAATCCGACGATTCAGATTATTGGACGCCCGGAGACTGAAGTTATTACGACCGGCAAGCTGCCAATCGGCCCGGGGCCAGATCCTGCGGGCAAAAAGGGCCCGTGGGGGATCTGCCCGGAATGTGGGGCTGTCGGCTATTGCTACTGGGATAAAAAAACAGATACGTGCACGTGCATGGCGTGCGGGCACAAGGACAACGGCACTATCCGCTGAACGCATGGCCGGAATCTCCGGCCACGCTTTGAGCGGGCAGATGGCCCTGTAGGGGCGGACGACTCTGTCCGCCGGGAGAAAGAGGTGTGGATGATGGCAAAGAGGCACAAGCGTCGCCTGTTTACAGGGGCGGTATGTACGCAGATCGTTTATACCGTGTCCAACGGTGCGGACAAAAAGACCAGCAAGCCGCGCAAGCCGCGGTTCCAGACGCGGGAAGAGCAGGACGAATTCAACCGGAAAATCTCCGAGGGGAAACTGGAAGCGCTCGTCAATGCCAACTTCGGCCCGACCAGCCTGTATTCCACGCTGACGCTCGACGCCGAGAACGAGGTACATACTGCTGCCGAAATGCGGCAGATTCGGAACAGATTCTATCGCCGCCTACTATATAAATATCCAAACGCCAAGATCGTGATTGTCTACGGACAGGGCAAGTCAACGAGCCGGTTCCATCTGCACATGATCTCGGACGGCATTCCGGAGGAGGAGATCGGCAGGATCTGGGGCCTCGGCAGCGTGATCGAGGTTCGGCATTTGCGGGAACACAACTATTACATGGACGAAAATGGAAACAAAATCGACCACGGCCGGGATTATAAGGCACTGGCTGACTACCTGCACGCGCATTGGAGAAAAGAGTTCGGCGGGCACAGGTACAAGGCAAGCAGGAACTGCGTCCGGCCGGAGCCGGAGCCCGCGACGGAGGCGGTGCGCGAGTACAGCGTGGAGCGACCGCCGGTGGCGCCGCGGGGCTATGTGCTGGTGGAGGCGAGAGCCACACAGTATGGGTATCTCTATTTTAAATATGTAATCCCGCCGGAACGCGGACGAACGTAAACGGAAAGAACAGGGCAAGAAAAAGCGGAACGGGAGCCGCTTAAATTAAACCTTGTATATGCGTAAGGTTTTAAAACGAAAGGGTGATAGGGACGAGCGACTACTGGCACCGGGAGTATATCTGCCCATTCTGGCAGGCAGCCGGGAAAAAGACGATCCGCTGCGAGGGAGAATGCGTGCTCGCATTTCCTGAGCGGCGGGAGACGTCAGACTACATCACGCGATACTGCGCCAGCTTTGACTACGTGCGGTGCAGCATCGCGGCGGCGAAGCTCCGATACTACGAAAGAACAGAATGAGAGCCGAAGCGCATGCGGAACGCCGTATGCGCTCATTCTGCGTGCGTGGGGTGAAAAGATTTTCCGGATACGCTATGCTGAAAAGCAGAAGGGAGGCGTGAGCCATGGCGAGGAAACCGAAGTATGAATCCGTGGAGCAGATCGAAAGGCTGATCGAGGCGTATTTTGAGAGCTGCAAGGGAGAGATCCTGCGGGATAAGGACGGGGACATCGTTTTCAACCAGAAAGACGGGACACCGGTCTGGGTGAACCGGAAGCCGCCGACGATCCCGGGGCTTGCGCTGGCGCTGGGATTTTCCAGCAGGCAAAGTCTGTACAACTACAAGGCCAGGAAAGAATTTATGGACACGATTTCGCGCGCGCAGACGCGCGTGGAACAATATACGGCCGAAAGACTGTTCGACCGGGATTCTCAGCGTGGGGCACAGTTCGCGCTGGAGTATGGGTTCCGCTACAGACGGGATGCGGAGGGCGAGAAAAAGGATGAAAGCCAGAGGATCACGATGGAGGCGGAGGCGGAGGCTTACGCGGGATGAAAAAGCGCTGCTTCGGGGAACCGAACGAAAAGCAAAAGCTGTTTCTGCTGGATCATCACCGGCATGTGGCCTATGGCGGTGCGCGCGGCGGAGGGAAAAGCTGGGCTGTGCGGACGAAGGCAAAGCTGCTGGCACTGCACTTCGAAGGGATCAAGGTTCTGATCGTCAGGCGCGCGATGCCTGAGCTCCGGAACAACCACATCGAGCCGCTGAAAAAAGAGCTGGCGGGGATCGCGAAGTACAACACCACCGACAAGACCTTCCGGTTCCCAAACGGATCGACGATCACGTTCGGTTACTGCGACAACGCGGGAGATCTGGGGCAATACCAGGGCGCGGAATACGACGTGCTGTTCATTGACGAGGCCGGGCAGCTGCAAAAGGAGTGGATCGACCAGATCAACGCCTGCGTGCGCGGCACGAACCCGTTTCCAAAGCGGACGTACTACACGCTGAACCCGGGCGGCCCGGCACATGCGTATTTCAAGCGCCTGTTCATTGACCGCAGATTTGAGGACAAAGAGAAGCCGGAAAACTACAGCTTCATTCAGGCGCTGGTGCAGGACAACAAAGTCCTGATGCAGATCCAGCCGGAGTATATCGAGCAGCTCGAAACACTGCCGCCGAAGCTGCGCGAGGCATGGCTGTATGGCAGGTGGGACGTCTACGAAGGGCAATTCTTTGAGGACTTCCGGGACGATCCGGAACACTACAAAGACAGGCGCTGGACGCATGTCATTGAGCCGTTTGAGATCCCGGACGGGTGGACGATCTGCCGGAGCTATGACTTTGGCTACGGAAAGCCGTTTTCCTGTGCGTGGTGGGCGGTCGACTATGACGGCGTGATCTATCGCATTCTGGAGCTTTACGGATGCACGAAGGCACCGAACGAGGGCGTCAAGTGGAACCCGGACAAACAGTTTGCGGAGATCAGCAGGATCGAGCGGACGCATGCGTGGCTCAAAGGGAAGAACATCATCGGCGTCGCAGACCCGGCGTGCTGGGCGGCGGATCGCGGAGAGAGCATCATGCAGACCGCAGCGAAATACGGTGTATATTTTTCACCGGGAGACAACGAGCGCATTGCGGGGTGGATGCAGTGCCACTACCGGCTACAGTTTGATCCGGATGGATACCCGAGAATGTATGTATTTGCAGGGTGCAAAGCGTTTATCCGGACGATCCCGATGCTCATGTATGACGAGCACAAGGTGGAGGATCTGGATACGAAAATGGAGGATCACTGCGCGGACGAATGGCGGTATATGTGCATGTCGCGGCCAATCAAGCCGACGGTACCGGCAGAAGCACCGCCGGTTCTGTTTGATCCCCTGGACATGATGAAAAGGAGGTAAGGCCATGCTGGCACCACAACTGACGGAGACTGAGAAGCAGACCATGATGACGGAGGTCTTTCTCGGATACAACCACAACCTCGAGCTGGCGGACGGGGAATTCTACGACATGGAGAATCTGTCGGCGGATGCGTATCCGCTGCTCGCGCCGCGGCCAAGGCGGGGGACGGCGCAGGCGCTTTCGGGCGTGCAGGGGATTTTGGCCAAGGACGCGCTGTGCTGGGTGCAGGATCAGGTTTTGTACATCAACGGCGTTTCGATGGAGGCGTATATGCCGTCCGTGTCGATCTCGGCGGGGGAAAAGCAGCTCATCTCCATGGGCGCGTATCTGTGCATTTTCCCGGACGGGATCTACTTCAACACCGAGAAGTATTCCGACAATGGGTACATGGGGCAGGAGAACACCGTCAACGCGGCAAGCACGAACATTGACATTTCCCTGTGTCTTGTCGACGGGACGGCGCTGACGGTCAGCTACACGCAGACCAGCCAGCCGGAGAGTCCGTCGAATGGCCAGTACTGGCTCGACACGTCCGGCAAGCTCCACACGCTCAAGCAGTGGGCGGAGCCGACGAGCCAGTGGGTATCCGTGCCGACGGTGTATCTGAAGCTTTCTGCCAATGGCATCGGTCGAGGTTTCAAGCAGTATGACGGCATTCAGCTTTCGGGCCTCAGCGGAAACGAGCAGGTCGAAAAGCTCAACGGCAGCCAGATCCTGTACGACGTGGGAGAGAGCTATATCGTGATCGTCGGCCTCGTCGACGAGACGACGAAGGTCACGAGCGGGACGGTGAAGACGGCCCGGAAGGTCCCAAGCATGGACTTCATCACCGAGAGCGGGAACCGGCTGTGGGGCTGCAAGTACGGCGTGGCGGACGGCGAGACCGTCAATGAGATCTACTGCTGCAAGCTGGGCGATTTTAAGAACTGGGAGTGCTACCAGGGCGTGTCGACGGATTCGTGGCGCGCGAGCTGCGGCACGGACGGGAAGTGGACCGGCGCGGCGACGCTGGCCGACAGTCCGATTTTCTTCAAGGAAGACTGCTTCCATCGGGTGTATCCGTCGGCGACGGGGGCGCATCAGGTGGTCGTGCAGAAGTGCGCGGGCGTGCAGAATGGGTCGAGCAAGAGCCTGGTCGTGGTGGATGACCGGCTGTATTACAAATCGCGGATGGGCGTTTGCGTGTACGACGGGAGTCTGCCGCAGGAGATCGGCAGCTGCTTTGGGACGAAGCTCTACTACAATGCCGTCGCGGGCGGCGCCAGAGGAAAGTATTTCATCAGCATGGAGGATGAAGGCCATAACTGGTCGCTGTTCGTCTACGACACCCGCAAGGGGTTATGGCACAGGGAGGACGATACCCACGCGGCGGACTTCGCCAGGGTGGACGATGAGCTGTATTTTCTCGAGAATGGAACGCTCAGGACTGTCTATGGCTCGGTCGGGACGCTGGAAGACAGTGTGCAGTGGATGGCGGAAACGGGGATCATGACGTATGGACTCGTCGGGAAGAAGTATGTGTCCCGGATCAACCTGCGGATGCAGCTGCCGAAGGGGTCGAGCGTCGACTTCTGGGTGCAGTACGATTCCGATGGCGTTTGGCGGCACTGCGGGCATATCGAGGGACGGGGGCTGCGGACCTTCCTGCTGCCCATCCGCCCGGCCCGGTGCGACCACCTGAAGTTCCGGCTGACGGGGAAGGGCGAGATGAAGCTGTTCAGTCTGGCACGGGTGCTGGAAGCGGGGAGTGATGCGTAATGGGATCTTTGACACTGGCATACCCGTCGATCGCGGGGAAGACGACGCAGGAGCAGCTGGAGAGCATGCGGCGGTATCTGTGCAGCGTGACCGAGCAGCTGAACCTCGCCGACTGGTCGGCGAAGGCGGCGCTGACGGAGATCTCGCAGGCCATCGACGCGGACAGCCTATCCGAGGCGGAGAAAAAAACGACGCTCTCCGGCTACGGAGCGCTGAAAGCGCTCATCATCAAGACGGCGGACTTCGCCGCGGCGAACTCGGAGACGTGGTCGACGAAGCTGTCCGGCAGCTATGTCGCCATCTCGGATTTTGGCAAGTATCTCGAGAAGACGCAGCTGACGATCGAGGGAAACTCGGTCGGCATCAAACAGCTGTATGACTACACGGCGGGCGTCAACAATCAGTTTTCCGTCAATTCGCAGCAGTACATCAAGACGGGGCTGCTGTACTACAAGGACGCTGTGCCGGTGTACGGCGTGGGCGTGGGGAACATCGAAACGACGGTGACGGACGGCGGCGAACGGGTCATCGACCAGACGAAAAATGAGCTGGTGACGGTGACGCCGAACCGGGTGAGTTTCTGGCAGGACGGGAAGGAGGTCGCGTATTTAAGCGACAAGAAGCTGCATTTCCCATCCGGAACGCTGGAGGCGGCGGGGGCGGTGCTGTCGGGTAAGATCACGGCGGCAGCCGACTCGACCTTCGGGCCGTGGACGATCTCGGAAAGCAGCATTTTCCGCACGGCCAATGAGTTTGGCGGCAGCACTAGCATGTACTTCGGCACGAGCGGGCTTTCCATCAAGGACAAATTCAAGGTGGACGCGAACGGCAAACTGACGTGCACGGGGGCTGAGATCGGCGGAACGATCAACGCAACGGACCTGAAGCTCGACGGTACGAGCATCCAGACGAAGCTCAAGCAGATCATGGATGAGATCGAGATCATTACTGAAGGGCTTGTGACTGTTGGGCTGGAGATCGCGGGCACGAATTTTTCCGATGGCAAGATCAGCACGGAGGCAGGCAGCCTGAACTTTACGGGCTCGTCGTCCGCGGATTACGCCGTGGAACTGTCCAGCCCTGCGGTGCGCATCAAGTCGACAGAGGGCTCTGTGTATCTGCAGAACAAGGATGAAAGCGCGTGGATCCAGCTGCTCGCAAGCGGGAAGATCATTTTCCATGCAGCGTCCATCGAGGGGATCAGCACCGCAACGCCGGTGTTTGGGTGAGGATATGGCGACGTATACGGAAAAATGCTATACCGACAATGGTGGAACGCTGATGACGACGTTGACCGAAGAAATTGAGGGGACAGAAATTGCGGTCACAGATACGCTGGCCTACAAAACATATGGGAAGGCATATGTTTTTATGATATGCAGAGGCGCAGGGCAGATGGATCGCTGGATCAAGGGCGAAAGCATCAATTTAAACCGGATACAACAAGGCGGCTCCGTGATAAGATTTTACTTTGTCCGTCGCGTTCAAGTTTCAGATTTTGCGTGGACAGACAATGATGATGAAAAAATCAAGGCTGGGCAGCATGTGTCGAATCTGACCGCAGCTGCGATGAATGACTTGTATCAAAAGCTGATCGCTATGAGCGAGCTGACAGGGGTGCGGGCTGATACTGTTCCTACAATTGTGCCTGGGGATACTATAACGGCAAGCATTGTCAGCCAGGCGTTTAATGGGATAGGGGGAGGGCTGTTATATGTCGATGAAGATGCGAGGCAAGCAATGTATGATGGGGTTAAGCCTGACAGCATCAAAAAAGGAGCCCCGATTTATGCACGGATACTGCTGAACATGAAGGCCGGAGTAAACAAGCTGATTCAGGCAATGCGGCCATAGCGGCGGAAGGAGATTGAAATGAACATCACAAAGGCAATCGTGCAGCTGCGGGGGCAGCTGGTAAGGGACATCAACCGGGCGGGGCTGCCGCCGGTCGTGGTGGGGCTTGTGCTGGACGGGATCCGGCATGAGGTCGAGCTGCTGACGGCAGCAGACATACGGAAGGAGGACACAGAGGATGCAGGAAGAGCAGATGCAGCTGAGAATGCAGAATGAGCAGGCGAGCGGGCTGATGGCGCGAACGGCCATCGGCGAAGAGCAGGCCAGAAAGGCCATGGACACGCTGCAGAAATACCGGCAGGGCAAGAGTGCGCTGGAGGCGCGGGTCATTGCTTCGGAGGACTGGTGGCGCATGCGCAGCTGGCAGCGGATCCAGAAGGGGAACCCGGAGGACGACAAGTGGACGTCGGCGTGGCTCTTCAACGTCATCATGGGCAAGCACGCGGACGCGATCGCGGCCTATCCGGCCCCGGCGATCCGGCCGCGGGAACCGGACGACCGGGAGGAGGCGGCGAAGCTTTCCTCGGTGCTGCCGGTCATTCTGGAGCAGAACGACTTCGAAGAGGTCTATTCGGACAGCCAGTGGACGAAACTCAAGCAGGGGACGCTCATCTGGCATGTGAGCTGGGACCCGTCCAAGCTGAACGGGCTGGGAGATATCGCGGTCAGGCCGGTCGACATTCTGTCGTTCTTCTGGGAGCCGGGGATCCGGGATATCCAGAAGTCGAAGAACATCTTCCTGACGGAGATGGTGGACAATGAGTTGCTGCTGGCAAAATACCCGGAGCTGGAGGGAAAACTGAAAAGCACCGGGATGGAGATGGGGAAGTATCATACGGACGACACAATCAGCTACGACGGGAAGACAATGGTCGTGGACTGGTATTACCGGAAGTATCAGAACGGAAGAATGGTTTTGCATTTTGTGAAGTTCTGCGGCGAGACGGTGTTGAAGGCGACGGAGAACGACACAGAGCAGAGATATCGGACGGTTATGCTGCCGGACGGGACGAGCGTACAGGAGCCGGACGGGAAGCCGCTGGCGCAGACGGGACTGTATGACGACGGAGAGTATCCGTTTGTGGTAGACGCGCTGTTCCCGGTGGAAGCGAGCATCGCGGGATACGGGTATATTGATATCGGCAAATCCGCGCAGGAGCAGATCGACCTGATGAATCAGGCGATTGTGAAAAACGCGATCATGACGACGACGCCAAGGTGGTTCAAGCGGTCGGACGGGTCGGTCAATGAGCAGGAGTTCGCGGACTGGACGAAACCGTTCGTGCATGTGGATGGGAATCTGGGGCAGGACAGTCTGCAGCCGATCCAGGTGAACATGCTCAACAGCAATTATATTGCCATTCTGCAGAACAAGATCGACGAGCTCAAGTGGACGCTTGGCAATACGGACGTCAACAACGGCGCGACGAACTCCGGCGTAACGGCGGCCTCGGCCATTGCAGCGCTGCAGGAGGCGTCCGGGCGGAGCAGCAAGGACTCCACAAAGTCGGCATACCGGGCATACGCGCGGATGATCCGGATGGTCATTGAGCGCATCCGGCAGTTCTATGAACTGCCGCGGCAGTTCCGGATTATTGGAGCGCGGGGCGCGGAGCAGTTCGTACAGTACAGCAATCAGGGGCTGCGGCCGCAGGCGCTGTACGGCGAGGACGGACAATCGGACGGGCTGCGGAAGCCGGTCTTCGACATTGAGGTTTCGGCGCAGAAGGCAAGCGAGTACACGTCCATGGCGCAGAACGAGCTGGCACTGCAGTTCTTCCAGCTGGGATTCTTCAACCCGCAGATGGTCGACCAGGCGCTATCTACACTGGACATGATGGACTTCGACGGGAAAGACTCGATCATCCAGAAAATCCAGGAGAACGCGGACCTGCAGCAGCGGCTCATCGAGTGGCAGCAGCTGGCGCTGGCGTTGGCAGACCGGTACGATCCGGTCATGGGTGAGGGGCTGGCACAGCAGATCCTGCAGGAGGGCGGACAGGCCGTCCCGCAGGCGAGCGCCGCGGCAGCGGAGAAGCCGGAGATCAACACCGGCGAGGCGCAGGAGCCGAAGATCGTGGAGAATGCACGCAAAAAGTCGGAAGAAAGCACGCAGCCGGGATAAGAACCGACGATTGCGGCGGCACGTTCTGGCGGGATTATTTCTGCCGCGGCGTGGGGTGAAGTTGGGAAAAGTTTGTGCTACGATGATTTTAGAATAAACGCCAGAAAGGAATTTACAGCATGGAAGGCGAATTCACGGGCGCAGGCGCTCAGACTACGGGCGCAGCTGACGTCGCCGGTCAGCAGAGCGGGCAGGAGGCAGCCGCACAGGCGCAGGTGCAGCAGCAGCCGGTCAACGTCCCCGACGCTCAGGGACAGGGTACACAGGAAGAAACGTTTGACAGTCTGATCCGGGGCCGGTACAAGCAGGATTTTGATTCTGCGGTGCAGAAGGTCGTAAAGCAGCGCGTGCGCGGGCTGAACCAGTACAAGGGGCAGGCCGAGGCGATGGCGCCGATCATTGACCAGCTGGGCGCGCTCTACGGGATCGACACGTCGGATCCGCGGAAGACGGACTTCGCGGCACTGGCACAGCGCTTTTCCGCTGACGAGCGGCTTTACAGCGCGGAGGCCATGGAGAAGGGCACGACGACGGACGCGCTCAAAAAGGAGTACGCCGGCAGGGCCGAGAATACGGCCATGCGGCGGCAGCTGCAGGAGTACCAGATGAGAGAAGCCTTCGCCGGGATACAGGCAGACTTTGCCCGGGATGTGACGGCGCGGTACGGCGCGGACTTTGAGACCGAGATGCAGAACCCGGATTTTGCGCGGCTCATGGGCGCGGGCGTGCCGCCGAAGACGGCCTATGAGGTCATCCACCAGCAGGAGATCGCACAGGCACAGGCGCAGCTGGTGGCGAACCAGGCGCGGGAGAACGTCATGCGGACCATCCAGGCGCAGGGCGCGCGGCCGCAGGAGATCGGCTCCGGCGCTGCGGGCGGAGAAAACGTCCCGATGAAAACACACTGGTCACGCGCGGAGGTGGAGGACATGCGCCGCCGCGCAGCAAGAGGGGAGCGAGTGATCCCCTGAGAAAGGAGATAGGAAATCATGTTTAAATCCAAAGTCGGATTTCAGTTTTTTGCTGACGCCGGTACGCTCGTCAACGCGACCGGCAACTACGTAAACGCAGGCACCGGTCAGACGACCGCATTCAGCGGCAACGATACGCTGTCGCCGACGATGAAGACGTTCTACGACACGCAACTGCTAGAGAACGCGCGGCCCGAGCTGGTGCACGCGCAGTTTGCGGGCAAGCAGGCGCTGCCGCGCAACCACGGCAAGACCGTCGAGTGGCGCAAGTGGAACACGCTGAAGGATGCAGACGAGCTGACAGAAGGCGTCATCCCGACCGGCCAGAAGATGGGTCAGACCAGCATGATGGCCAGCATCAAGCAGATCGGTACGTATGTGAGCGTTTCTGACCAGCTGGAGCTGCACGCGCTGGATAACGTCATTCTGGGCGCAACGGAAGAGCTCGGCGCTTCCGCCGGTACGTCCATCGACAAGCGCGTGCGAGATACCATCGTGGCGGGCTCGAACGTGCAGTACTGTGACAAGGTGTCGAGCGCAGGCGCGCATACGGCGGTCACGGGGCGTTCCGGCCTCGACAAGACGGCGATTCTGACGCCGGATGAGGTCAACAAGGCCGTGACGACGCTGAAGAAGCTGAAGGCGCGGAAGATCAACGGCAAGTATGTCGCGATCATCCATCCGTCTGTCGCGTATGATCTGCGGTCGAGCAAGGAGTGGATCGAGGCGCATAAGTATGCAGCCGTTACGGAGCTGTTCAACGGCGAGATCGGCGAGCTGCACGGCGTGCGCTTCGTGGAGACGACGGAGGCGAAGGTCTTCAACAACTCGACCTGCCCAGTCAAGTCGGCGGCAGGCAATGAGGGGACGCCCCCTGCAACCTACTACAGCGTGTACGCGACGCTGTTCCTCGGCGAGGACGCATACAAGATGATCGACCCGGAGGGCGGCAATCTTGAGATGATCGTCAAGGACAAGGACGAGATCGGCGGCCCGCTGAACCAGTTCTCGACCGTCGGCTATAAGGCCGAGATGGCGACAAAGATTGTCTATGAGGACAGAATGGTTCGCGTAGAGAGCTGCAGCGCGTACTCTGACAGCGACGAGGCCAACTGAGGAAGGAGAAAACAGTCATGGCAGAAGCAGTAAAGAAAGCGGCTGAGGGAGCCGTGGAAGTCAGTCCGTGGGACGTGAAGAAGACCATTTTCCTGCCTCGCGGGCAGGAGAACGAGGAGCAGAGCCGCTTTGTGGCGGTAAACGGACGGACGTTCATGGTGCCGAAGGGCAAGGACGTGCAGGTCCCGCTGCCGGTGTATGAGGTTCTGATGAACGCGCGGATGGCGGAGGAGGAAGCCTTCCGCCGCGCGCAGGCGGACAACTGACAAGTGAATGCCCATGACGGCATGAAGCAGAGGAAGGGGCAGAAATGCCCCTTCTTTTGGTAAGGAGGGGACTATGAAAATCAGAGAAGCAATCGAGACGGTCGACCGGTTACTGCAGAACCAGTACGAGACACCGGATAAGGTCCGGTGGCTGTCGGAGCTGGACGGGATCGTGTACCGGGATATTATCTGTACACACGAGCACGAGAAGGAACCGGAGCCGTTCACGGGCTATGGGGAGGACGTGGATCTGGAAACGGAGCTGCTGATCCCGTGGCCGTATGATGAAATTTACCGCTGGTATCTGGGGATGAAGATCTGCGACGCCAACGGGGAGACGACGAAGTATGCAAACGAGGCGGCGAAATACAACAGCTACTATCAGGGGTATTTCAACGCCTACAACCAGGCGTACATGCCGAAGCAGTACGCGACACACTTCAAGCTTTAAGGCGGTGAGACTATGAGCGTATATCGAGTAGAGTCGGGCGGCAGGGCACCGGCGGGGCTTTCAGCCGGCGACGAGGTTGTGACCGGGGGCGGCACGTACCGCATTACGGGCGTGAACGCGGACGGAAGCTATCAGTCGCAGCTGGTGAACAAGAACCAGACGACGCGCAACTATGGCGGAAGCTACCAGACCCGGAACAGCCCTTACACCATGTCCGGTGTTTCGGACTACACGAGAAGCAAGCTGAACGGACTGGAGGGAGGCTATACGCCGTCGGGCAGCGTGCAGGCGGCGCAGGCGTATCTGGAGCAGGTCAAGGCCAGCAAGCCGGGCGCGTATCAGTCGCGATGGGACGATGAGCTGACGAGCCTGTATGACCAGATCCGGAACCGGAAGAAATTCAGCTATGACATGGGGACGGATCCTCTGTACCAGCAGTACCGGGAGCAGTATCAGCGTCTCGGGCGGCTGGCCATGCAGGACACGATGGGGCAGGCGGCGGCACTCACGGGCGGCTATGGCTCGACCTACGGTGAGCAGGTGGGCCAGCAGGCGTACAATGCGTATCTGCAGAACCTCAACGACATCGTGCCGCAGCTGCAGCAGCAGGCGTATCAGCGGTATCAGGACGAGGGGACGGACCTTTATAACCAGTACAGCCTCGTGAAGGGCCGGGAAGACACGGACTACGGCCGGTACCGGGATACGGTCAGCGATTATTATTCGGATCTTTCGGATGCGCGGAGCGCGTACAACTCGGAGCGGTCGCTAGACCAGAGCCAGTGGGCGACGATGCTCGACTACTGGGCGCAGAAGGCAAACAACGAGAACGCGGCCTACCTGCAGGCGCTGGCGGCGGAGCAGGCGGCAGCGAAGGGCTCCGGCGGCGGTGGCGGCGGAGGAAGCAGCTCTGCGGGGCTGAACCTCATCAACGGCTACGGGAACCGGGACGAAAATGTGTCCATGCTGGACGCAAGCTACAGGGGCGTGATGCAGACGATCTCGACGCTGCTGGCGCAGGGAAAGACGGAGCGGGCCTATGATGAAGCCGTGAACGCGCGAAGCCAGATGAGCAAGCAGCAGTGGAACAACCTCGCAAATCTGATCTGGGAGCGCACGGGGCAGAAGATCGACAGCGGCGTCAGCTATAAGCAGGCGAAGGTCTCAAAGAGCAGAAAATAAGGAGGGCGGAATGAGCCTTATTTCGAAGAAGAAGTTTATGAATGGCGTCGAGAAGAACCAGTCGAAAGCGGCTGGTTCTTCCGGCGGTCTTATGAACCGGACGGATTTTGTAGCGGGTGTACAGAACGGGAACGAGGAAATGCGGCGCCGGCAGGCGGCGTTTGAGGCGTATCGCGCTGCTGTGCAGCTTTATTCCAGAGATGGCGAGAGCGGGCAGAAAAAGGCGGAGAGTGCGGGGGCGGCAATCAGCGGGAAGGTATCGCAGCAGGAATACAGCCGGTCTTCCGCGATGCAGACACAGTATGGATCATACCAGAATTACCTGCGCGGCGTGGAGGCGGCGCAGGGGCGGCAGCTTGGGCTGATGGCACTGCAGCAGCAGAGCGCGGCGCTGGGAAACTCGTTCCGCCCGTCGGTAAAGAGCCAGATGGACGATGTGAATGCGGCGGTCGAGCGGGCGCGGGCGATGAAGACCGTGGAGCGGGACCAGGTGCGCGGCATGCGGCGGACGTCGAAGCTGCTGGAGGGCGAGATCTACAATCGCGAGGTCGAGCAGGCGGACACGCATTTTTCCGGGACGGGTTTGTCTGAAAACGGAAAGAGCGTGACGCAGCTGCAGAACGAGATCGACGCGCTGCAGGAGCGCAAGGCACAGGTCGACAGCCAGAGCGTGCTGGCCCGGGCACAGGAGGCGATCGAAGACCTGAGCGAGGAAGACCAGAAGCTGCTCCGACAGTACCGCGGGCAGGAGCTGAACGGGTACAGCGTGCGGGCGTTTGCAAAATACGACGCGAAGACGGCGCTGAACGAGAAGGGCTATGGCGACGAGAAGCTAAAACAGCTTGCAGAATGGCAGAAGGTGCTGGACGACTATGAGAACGCGCAGAAGCTTGATGAGGCGGCGCGACAGATCGGGCAGCAGACGCCGATCATGGGAACGCTTTTCTCGGCGGTGGCAGCACCGGCGAAGGCGCTTGGCAATGTGGAATCGCTGCGCGGCGTGCTGCCGAAGTGGGCGGGCGGCTATCAGAACGAGGATATGCCGACGAACGTATACAGCCCCGCATACAACGCGACGCGGCTGTCTTCCGGGATCCGGGGGAGCGTCATGCAGAACATGGATCCGGGATGGCAGTTTTTGTATCAGGCAGGCACGTCGGCACTGGACAGCGCGGTCAACATGGCGGTCTCGACGGGGCTCGTGGGAACCTTCGGCGGCGTGGCCGGTGCGGGGGCGAAGGACGCGGTCGCGGAGACGATGAACTGGGTGATGGGCTCGCAGGTTGCGGCAGACTCCGTGTATGAGGGGATCCAGAACGGGAAGTCCAATCAGGAAGCCTTGATCGACGGCATTGTCGAGGGCGCAATCGAGGGCATTACGGAAAAATACTCCGTGGGCGATATCATCGAGAACATGCTGAGCGGAAAGGCCGTGTGGAAGAAGGCGCTGCGGTCGTTTGCGTCGGAAGGCGCGGAAGAAATCGCGTCCAACTGGCTCAACCGCGCGTATGATGTGGTAGCGAAGCATGACCGGGGTGAGGTCATGTCTGCCTACGCGGCTTACATTGCGGACGGCAAGACGCCTGCGCAGGCGCTGGCGGCGATGGTTGGAGACTTCGCGAAGGAGGACGGGCTTTCGTTCCTTGCGGGCGGCCTGTCCGGCCTTGCCATGTCCGGGACGTATGCGGGCGTGAACCGCGTGATTTTGGAAGCAAACGTCACGCAGACGGCCAGAGCAGTCATTGAGGCGGGCGAAGTGCAGGACGTCATTGACTACGGAATGGCGCAGGAAGAGAGCACGAAGGCGCACCAGCTGGCCGAGGAGCTGCAGCAGACTGTGGACGCGGGCGGCGAGGTGACGCAGAAGGCCGTGGAGGACACGCTGCGCGAGGTTGCGAAGGAGCAGCAGGCAGCAGTGGACGAAGGGCAGGAGCCGCGCGTGCCGGAGACGCTGACCCGGATCGAGCAGCTGCAGGAACAGGCCCGGCAGGAGCAGGTGCAGATTGAGACGGACGAGAAGACGTTCCAGATCTACAAGAGCGCGGCGGAGACGGCGCAGGAGAACCAGAGGCTTGCGCAGCAGTACCAGCAGGAGCAGGAACAGAATCGGGCACAGCAGAGCGTCCAGGCGGTGCAGCAGGCCCAGCGGGCGGCACAGCAGCAGTATGACCAGGACAGCTTATTTGCACCCATCCCAGGAACGGAGAGTATGGGGGAGCTGGATCCGGTGCAGTACGCACGGCAGCAGACGGCAGGCGCGGAGCAGGAGCTGGACGAAGCAGCCGCGCAGCAGGAAGAACAGTATTTGCAGGAGCAGGCCCGGAGAGCGGGCTATGACGAAACGACGGCGGCGTATTTCCTGAACGGGAACACGACGGGGATGCCGGCGGAGCAGTACGCGCAGAGCTTCGGACAGGTCTATGAGCAGGGGCGGCTCGGCGCGAGCGAGCAGCGGGCGATGCGCTACGCAGAGGGAATGAATCAGGATGTTGCGGAAGCCGCCTATCGAGCGGGCCTTGCCGCAGGGCAGAAAGGGGTAAACAATGGCAGTATCGAGACTACTGATGAAGGACAAGTCGGGCAGGCTGGTCAGCGTGCCGAAGGACAGGCTGGAGGCGTTCGCCAAAGCACAGCACAGCGGCAAAGAGCTGACGCCGGAAGAAAAAGAGCGCAGGGTGCAAGAGATCTCGCAAAAGCTTGGGATGAAGTAACGCTTTCGGATCTCGGTTTCGGAGAGAACAATGCGCAAAAAGTGCGCGTCATGCCGAAGGGACAAGAGGCCAGAAGCGAGGATATCCAGGCGGCGGAAAAGTTCTTCCGGTCGATGGGCGTGCAGAACGCGCGGTTCTTCACCGGGCAGCTGACGCAGGAGATCGACGGGCAGACGTTTTATGCGGACGCTGCCGTGACGGAGGACGGCTCCGTGCTCATCCGGGCGGACAGCGAGGAGTATTCTGCGTTCGAGCTGGCGAAGCACGAGGGGTATCATCTGCTTGTCAAGCGCTGGCCGGAGATGGCGGCGAAGATCCAGAAGCGGCTGCTGGGCGAGGGCAAGATCACAAAGGCAATGATCGAGAGCTATGTGGACGCATACGCCGGGATCTACGGTGACGACACGGACGCCTACGTCGAGGAGATTGTCGCGGACACCTACGCCGGCATGAACCGCACGGACTACGGCACGAACCAGCTGCGCGCGGACGTGAAGATGGAGGTCGGCCAGTGGCAGAAAAAATCCGGCAGCGCGAGAGCACCGCCGGCGAAGATGTCGATTGCACAGGATTTCAAAAGCAGAGTGGCGGCATGGTACAAGTCCGGGATGCCGGAGGGCACGTCCTTTGCGCTGGGTGAGACCGGCGCGACGCTGCAAGGGCTGGGGGCAATCGAAAGCGATATTTATATGAACGGCGAGAAGATCAGCACCATTCTGAAGGAGCATCCTGAAATGACGATCCGCGAGATCCAACGGATCCCGGAGATTCTGGACGATCCGGTTCTGATCCTAAAAAGCAGAAACAGCGCAAACGTAAGAGAGAACAGCAGACTTGTTATCTTCGGGACGGTAAAAGCCAGTGACGGAAGACCGGTCATGTGCGTGATGGACCTTCGACCGACGGAAAACGGGCTGCTGCTGGATGATATGCAGAAGGTTGCAAGCGCGTACACGAAAGACAATCATCCAGACAGATTCGTGCAGAACAGTTTTGTCCTGCACGCAGACGAAAAAAGAACCATCCCGTTACTTAGAACAATAGGCTTCCAAATGCCTATCACTCTGCAACGCTATGGTTCTATGGGTAGTATAACCTATAAGGGGCCTAAAGTCAATCTGTACGGAGAGAAATTTTCAGATGTTGTAAGTGTTGGAACTACCGCAGAGACGGCAAAGAGGAAATTCTCTGCCAGCGCAGATCAAACGGCTGCAGAGCAGAGAAAGCAGAACGACAAGACCGCGCTCGACTATTTCGGGCGGACGTACAAGTGGAGCGAGACGGGCTATGTGCTGCTGAACGGCGCAAGGCTGGATTTCTCCGGGCGGCACGAGGGCGGGCCCGGCGGATACCGGACGGTCGATCATCGGGATATCATTGACGCGCTGGGCGAGGACTACGGCGGCGGAGATTACAGCGGCGGCATGGTGCGCTTCATGCAGGAGGGAAACATCCGCATTTCACCAGAGAGCGGAGGCATCAATCTGGCCGTTATGCCGACAAAGGCACAGATGGAAGCGCTCAGCGATTTTATCAGCAAGGAACGCGGCGAGGTCATTCTGGACATTGACGATGCGCAGGGCAACACGATCTCCAGCACGGAATTTTCCAGAGGGACGCACGCCGACAAGGTGCTGCAAGCGATCCGGGATTATTTTGAGAACGGGACGCTCCCGCAGGCGGACAACACGCCGTCGGTAAGCCAGTTCCGGTATTCCGCGCAGGACGGGCGGTATCGGGATCTGATGGGGGAGAAGGCGGCGCAGTATGTGCGGCGGCTGGAAAGCCGGCTGGTGAACGAGCTGGCGGAGAATCTGAGCGTGCCGGGGCAGGCGAAGCGGGAGGTTTTGCGGCCGATGGCCGAGGAAGCACTGCGGTCGTTCTTTACGGACGGGCAGCTTGACCGGGCGAAGCTGAATGATCTCTTTGAAACGGCCTACCAGGCAGGCATCGAGGAAGATACGCAGTACATCGAGCAATACGGCGACCTCAAGAAGTTCATCCGGGATCAGAAGATTTCCATCTCCGAGACGGACCGGCAGGACATTGCGGACTACAACCTGTTCCGGAAGGCGGCCATGGGAACGCTGACGATCAGCAAGGACGGATTGCCGGTTGACGTGGCGTATCAGCAGCTTCGGGAAATGGCGCCGGAGCTGTTTCCGGCGGACATTACCGCGCCGAGCGACCAGCTGATGAAGATCTACGATGTGGCGCGCGGGATCCAGAAGGTGCAGAAGACACTGGATGAATACTACGGGCCGCAGGCGGCGAGCTTCAAGAAATGGCAGCAGGCGAACTTCACGGAATCCATTGACCGGCTGACGAGCGGGCTGCGCGTGGCGCAGCGGTATCTGGACGCGCAGAACAAGGCCAAAGAAAAGCTTGCTATTCCGCAGACAGCGGAAGAAACGAAGCAGATGTGGGCGCAGCTGAAGGATGCAAGGCGAGTGGTCGAGAAAGCGCAGAGCAAGACGCTGCTGACGGAAGCCGACCAGAAGATCGTGAACCGGCTGCTGCGCGGGGAGACAAGCCCGGATTATGTGGCAGGGCTGGAAAACGGGCAGCAGATCCTGAAGGTCTACGAGGCAAAGGCTGACTATGATATGCTGGCGCTGAAGCTCAAGGCATGGAACGCGCAGCGCAAGCAGGGGCTGCGGGACTTTGCTGAGCAGGCGCTGACGGAAGCCGAGGCCGTCAAGTGGGTCGACAAGGTTATGGGGATCCAGTACCAGCGCGAGACGATGGAGCGGAACATCCGGGATATCGCGCGGAAGGGAAAGGTCTCTGACGAAAAGGCCAATGCTTTTATCAACAAGTATTTCTGGCCCGTACACGAAAACGAGAGCAAGCGCAAGAATTACCTGGTCGAGCAGCAGAACAGGATCAAGGCGCTGGGACTCGACCGGCAGGTACGGAAGGGAAATCTGGTCTCGGAGAGCTATGCGGTGCAGTGGCTGGGCGAGGCGGAATTCAACCGGGACTATCTCAAGCAGCATCCGCGTGTCGAAAGGCGCGGGGGGATGACGTTTGACGAGTGGAACGCGGCCATTCAGGAATTCGAGAAGCAGAACCCAAATCTGGATCTCGGCAAGGTGCGGGCAGCCGTGAAGGTTTTCCATGAGGTCTACGACAAGCTGTTCCAGGATATGAACCGGGTGCGCATTGAGAATGGCTATGAGCCGGTCAATTATCTGCAGGGATATTTCCCACACTTCCAGGAGAACGAGGAAGGCGGCAGCATTCTGCAGAAGTTCGCAAGGGCGGCCGGGATCGAGGGCGATGTGTCGCCGCTGCCTGCGACGATCAACGGCCTAACGGCGAACTTCAAACCGGGGATCCGGTACATGGCGAATATCCAGAACCGACTTGGCTACGCGACGGCGTATGACGCGCTGCAGGGCTTTGACCGGTATATCGAGGTCGCGACGGACGTAATCTTCCACACGGCGGACATTCAGCGGCTGCGGGCGCTGGCGACGCAGATCCGGTATCGGGCATCGGACGAAGGGCTGAAACAGCGGATCGATGCGATCATGATGAACCCGTTCCTCAACCCGGACGAAGCCAACGAGCAGGTGGCGAACCTGACGAAGGAGGGACGGTATGGGCTTTCGAACTTTGTGGATGAGCTGGACGAATACACAAACCTTCTGGCGGGAAAGAAGTCGCGGCTCGACCGGGGCATGGAAAAGCTCATGGGGCGAAAGTTCTACAACGTCATGAAGAAGTTTGAGTCCCGCGTGGGCGCGAACATGGTCGCGGCCAACGTGGGTTCGGCGCTCACAAACTTCATTCCGATCACGCAGGCATGGAGCCAGGTGTCGACGGCGGACGTGCTGCGCGGCATGTGGGATACGCTGAAAAACTACAAGACGGCGGACGGGCTGGATTCTGCGTCGACGTTCATCAACAACCGCAGCGGCTATGGGCGGCTGGCCATGAGCACGATGGATAAAGTCTCCGCCGGTGCAGGTTGGCTGATGGAATCCGTTGATACGTTTACGACGGGGAGCGTCGTCCGTGCGCGGTATTACCAGAACCTGCGGCGGGGTATGAGCGAGACGAGCGCGATGCAGGAAGCAGACCAGTTTGCGTCCGGCGTGATGGCAGACCGCAGCAAAGGCTCGACGCCGACGCTGTACTCTGCGCGGAATCCGCTGGTGAAGCTGTTCACACAGTTCCAGCTGGAGGTAAACAATGAGCTCAGCTGGATCTTCAAGGATATGGCGCGGGAGGAACGGAAGAAGGGCGTGGCGGCGCTGGCGAAGGCGATGTTCAAATTCCTCATTGGCGCGTGGATCTACAATGAGTTCTACGAAAGCATTGTGGGCCGCCGCCCGGCGCTGGATCCGCTGGATATCATCAACGATACGGTCGGAGATTTCACCGGATACCATATCCCGAACATGGTTCTGGCCGGGATCGGAGCTGCGAAGGGTGAGAAAATCGATTTTACGACGGAGAAACAGACGACAGATAAAGCGATTGCGGGCGTATGGGGGCGCGTTCTGAGTGAGGCCCCGAGCACACAGGCGCTGACGATCCTCGGACTGGATGAGGCAATGGGGATTGAAATAGACAATGGCAGAATCGCAGTTGCCTCTGCGCTTCCGGACATCGGGAAACTTAGAAAAGCAATCTGGGCAAGCAACGAGGACATGGCCCCCACAAAGAAGGCAAAGACGATCACAGATGAGCTTATCAAACCGGGCCTGTATCTGGCGACGCCGTTCGGCGGCGGACAGATCCGCAAGGCGTATCAGGGCGCGACGGCGGCGGCTCGCGGCGGCAGCTACACGGTAGACAACGAGGGCCGCGACATTCTGCAGTATCCCGTGTATAACGACAATCCCGCAGACCGGGCGAAGAGCTGGGCACAGGCGCTGCTGTTCGGCAAGACGGCGACGGAAGAGGCGCAGAGCTGGGTGGAGAGCGGGTTCAAGTCGCTGTCCGCGAAGGAGACCGCAGCGTATCAGGGCATGACCGAGGGCGGAACCGACCAGAGAGAAAGCTACGCATTCGTGACCGCCATGAAGAAGGTCGGCGACAAGAATGCAAAGCTCGCCATGCTGTACGCCTACGACATCCCACAGAACGCGAAGACGGCATATTATTATTCCGTCATGGCGTCTGACGAGGAGCAGGCGAAGATGGACGCGCTGGCAGCGGACGGCGTCGGCTATGACGCCTACATGCAGTACAAGCAGACGTACTTCAAGCAGTTCGGAACGCAGACAGTTTCGCAGGAACGGATCCAGACCGTGCTGGATGGGCTGAACCTGACAAAGACGCAGAAGGCCGCGCTCTGGGCGGCCATGGGGACGAGCTGGAAAGAAGAAAACAATCCGTACAAGTAACCGCAGGCCGGGGCGAAAGCCCCGGCTTTGCTGCGGCGTGGGGTGAATCCGGCGCGGGGGTCTGCTACACTGGATGAAAAGGAGGGATGCGGCATGGCGACGCCAATTCCGGGGGCTTATCCGAGCCCGAGGATCGACAAAGGGGTGCTGCGATGGTACGAGGGAGACACGTTCTCAATCGTGCTGCAGTTCGACCTGAAGGACCAGGACGGCGAGGCCGTCACGATCGGGACGACGGACAGTATGGCGATCGTGTTTCTGGACGATACGCGGCAGACCGTCCACACGTTCAGCTTTGCGAAGGTGGAGAACGACCAGGTCACGCTGAACTTCGACGCGACGGTCACGGCAAAATTCACGAAGGGAAAGTACACCTACGATATCCGGTACACGCACGGCGACAAGACGACGCTGGCGAGCGGGAATCGGGCATTCGTGGAGTGAGGAGCAGGTATGAGGGTAGAAATTCCAAATCAGATCACGGTGACGATCGGCGGACTGATCTCCCGCGGGGTAAAGGCCGTGGAGGTTACGGACGCAGGGAAGCTGATTTTCACGCTGACGGACGGCAGCGTGATAGACCTCGGCTCGGTCATGGGCCCGCAGGGACCGAAGGGCGAGACCGGCGCGACCGGCCCGCAGGGGAAGACGGGGCCGCAGGGCGCGAAGGGCGACACCGGAGCGGCAGGCGCGAGCATCACGTCGATCACGAAGAAAGCGCAGAGCGGGACGACGGCGACGTACACGATCGCGCTTTCGGACGGGAAGACATTTGACTTTAACGTCGAGACCGTCAAGGGCGAGAAGGGAGACACCGGCGCGAAGGGTGACACCGGCGCGAAGGGTGACACCGGCGCGCAGGGCCCGAAGGGCGCGACCGGCGACACCGGCCCGAAGGGAGAGCCCGGAGAAAAGGGGGAGAAAGGCGACAAGGGCGAAACTGGCGCGACTGGCCCGCAGGGCGAAACCGGCCCGCAGGGGAAGACCGGCCCGCAGGGGCCGGCAGGCCCAACCGGCCCGAAGGGCGATACGGGAACGGGCTTTACGGTCAAGGGCTATTTCGGCTCGGTCTCCGCGCTGCAGGCGTCGGTCAAGAATCCGGAGGTAGGCGACGCCTACGGCGTGGGCGCGGCTGCACCTTATGACATTTACATCTACGACGGCGTGACGAATGCGTGGGTCAACAACGGACCGCTGCAGGGCGCAAAGGGCGACAAGGGAGATCCGGGCGAACAGGGTCCGAAGGGCGAACCGGGCGACACCGGCCCGGCGGGCGCAAGCGGAACGGACGGCATAACCCCGAGCATCGGCAAGAACGGAAACTGGTATCTCGGGACGACTGACACGGGAAAGCCTTCGCGCGGCGAGAAGGGTGACAAGGGAGATCCAGGTGCGAAGGGCGATCCCGGAGCAGACGGCGCAAAGGGCGACCTCGGCGAGCGGGGGCCCAAAGGCGAGACCGGCGACACCGGACCGCAGGGGCCGAAAGGCGACACCGGACCGCAGGGGCCGAAAGGCGATACAGGGCCTCAGGGGCCGCAGGGAGAACAAGGAGAGGGCCTTGAAGTCGCAGGGGCGGCTGTCGGCGATCTTGTGCGCGTAAAGGCTGTAAACACAGATGGGAAACCGACGGAATGGGAGCCTGTAAAAACGAAGAAGGCGCAGAAGGGGGTGCTTCCAAAGGACAGAGAGCCGTTTTATGTGACCTGCACGCTGTCGGGGCAGGATGTGTACGACGAGAATGCTACACATGATAAGTCATTCGCTGAGATCCTTGCCGCCCATCAGGCAGGGCGGCCATGCCGTGCAATTTTGACGCTGGCCGGGAGCACTGGTGATGATACCGT